GGCTCGGCCGCCGGCANGGCGACGGAAAGCCGCTGTGCGATCACCTGACGGCCGTCTGGCAGCGCACCGGGAAGCGGCCGGCCGAGCTTGACCTGCCGCCGCTGCCGGGCTCGCTGCAGCCCTTGTGGGAAGCCTACTTGCAGCTCGATGCCGGCCGCGGCGAAGGCGGCTTCGGCGCCGCTGCCATTGGCTGGCAGGACATTGCCGCCTGGCAAAGCCTCACCGGGCAGATGCTGAATGGATGGGAAGCTGAAAGCCTGATACGCACCGATCGCGCCGTCCGCGCGATCCTCAACAAGGACTAGGACTGACATGGCAACCGAAATTGGCACCCTGCTGATCGATATGCGGGCCGATGTGGCCCGCCTGCGCCAGGACATGGGCAAGGTACAGTCGACCGTCGACGGCGCCATGAACAATGTCCGCGCCGCCGCCAGTCGCGCCACCACGGCGCTCGGCCTGATCGGCGTCGGCGTTTCGGTCGCCGGCATGGTCGGCCTCGTCAAGAATGCCGTCAACGCCATGGCCGCGCTCGACGATATGGCCGCCTCGGCGGGCACCACGGTCGAAAACATGTCGGCGCTGGCCGACGTGGCCAAGATCGGCGGTCATGAACTCGGTACGGTCGAAGCCGCCATGGTACGGCTCAGCAAGGCGCTGGCCGGCGGCGACAACGAGGCCAGGGGCGCCGGCCATGCGCTGGCCACGCTCGGCCTCAAGGCCGACGAATTGCGCCGGATGGATACGGCCGATGCCATGCTGGAAGTGGCCCGCGCGCTGGCCAAGTTCGAAAACGGCGCCGGCAAGACCGCGCTGATGATGGATCTGCTGGGCAAGAGCGGCGCCGCGGCCATCCCGTTTTTCGAAGACCTGGCCGAAAAAGGCGCCCTGGTCGCCAAGGTCACCAGCGAGCAGGCCGCGGAAGCGGAGAAACTGCAAAAGGAAATCGGCGGCCTGCGCGTTGCCGCCGACGACCTGACGCGCAGCCTCGCCGTGCCGCTGGTCAGTGCGCTCAGCAGCGTGACCAAAAACTTCAAGGCCGCGCGCGACGCCGGCTTCGGCTTTTTCCAGTCCCTCACCGGGCTCGGTGTGCGCGGGCTCAATGAGACCGTCGGCGAGGCCAAGGCCAATTCCGGGCAACGCATCAAGGAGCTGCAGGCGGAAATCAGCAGCCTTGAAGCCGACCGTGACCGCCAGAGCAAGTTCGGATCCACCAGCGGCGCGGCGAGTGTCCAGGTGGCCATCGTCAATGCCCAGCGGCGTCTCGCCTACTACAAGACCCTGCAGCGCGAAGCGCTCGACGAGCAGTTTGCCGGCACCACCCACCTGGATGCGCGCGACCTCGCGGCCCGGCAGAAAGGCAGCCTGACCGGCTACGAATCACAGGCCGAAATGGACAAAAAAACCAGGGCAGGAAAGGGGGCCGAGGCCATCGACGTATTCGGATCGGGCGGCTTCATCACCCGCGACAAGGAAACCGCCAAGGCCATCCGGGAATCCTACGAATTCGAACACTGGGCGCAGACCGAACTGCTGAAAGACCGCGAAAAATCCGCCGCCGCGCAAAAGCAGGAAAAAGATGCGCTGGAAAAGCGCACCGAAGCGATCAAGGATGGCATCGAGCCGCTGCGCGTGCTGGCGCGCGAAATCGACGAAATCAACAAGCTGCGCAAGGAGGGCCTGCTCACGGCCGACGAGGCATCGAAAGCCGAAGACGAGCTGACGCGCAAGTTTGCCAAGCAGCGCGAATCGATGCTCGATCTGAAGGACACCGGCAAGGAGGCCTTCGAGGGCATCAAGGACACCATCGAAAGCATGGGCAACCAGGCGGCCGACACCTTTGCCGAAATGCTCACCACCGGCAAGGCCTCGTTTTCCGACCTGATCAATTCGTGGATCAAGGACATCGCGCGGCTGCAGGCCAAGCAGATGATGGACCCGATCACCAAGGGCGCGACCAGCTGGCTGAGCAAGGCGCTCGGCTTCGGCGGCAGCAGCACGGGCGGCGCCGGCAGCCTGAGCGGCAACGGGTCGGTGCAGGGCCTGGCAGATTTCGTCTTCGACTTGCACAGCGGCGGCATCGCCGGTTCGGGCGAGGGCAGCGGCAGCAAGCTGCGCTCGCTGGCGATGTTTGCCGGCGCGCCGCGTTATCACGGCGGCGGCCTGGCCGGCGACGAGGTGCCGGCGGTGCTGAAGCGCGGCGAAGGGGTGTTCACGCCGGGGCAGATGAAGGCGCTGGGTGGCGCCGCCCCNAACGTCGTCCTGAACGTCATCAACCAGACCGGGCAGGAGGCCAAGGTCAAGATGCAGGGCGCGCCGCAGTTCGACGGCAATGCCTGGGTGATTTCGGCGGTGATGGAAGCCGCGCAGACGAATACCAACTTCCGCGCCGCGATGGGGTTGCGCTGATGGCGGCCTTTCCGACCCTGACGCGCCCGCCGATCTACCCGCTCGACCCGGACGGCGAGCTGGANGATGCCGTGCTGCGCAGCGAAAGCGAGGCCGGCTACGAGCAGACGCGGCCGAAATTCACCCGCGCCCGGCGCAGCTTCGGCCTGCGCTACANGATGTCCGACGCCGATGTCGCCACGCTGCGCGCCTTCGANCTGACCACGCTGGTGAATGGGTCGGACAGCTTCACGTGGACGCACCCGCTGACATCGACCAGCTACACCATGCGCCTNACCGCGCCGATCAAGTACGCCATCNNCAGCCTCGGCGTGACCGATGTCAGTTTCATGATGNGGGAGGTGTGATGTTCGATGGCGAGGCCTTTGTGATCGCGGTCGTCAGGAAGGCGATGGCCCCTAACCCGGATTTTCGTCGGGCGCTATCAGTCGATCAACGCTCTGTGAAAACCCCAGAAGCACCGACTGCACCGCGGAAGACTTCGCCTGCCCGTCCAAAAATTCCAGGCCGGCAAGAATATCTCGCCGCAGCGCGCCACGATCGATGGCTGGCTGCAGGGCCACGGCGCTCAACAAGGCTTTTGAAATGAGAACAGCCGCCGCTGCCGATTCTGCCGCGCCTTTTATCGCGGCAAGGGTTTGCTCATCCGTCATGGTTCGCTCCTTTGCGGGTGTGGGAATGGGTCGCGCCATCCATGCTAGCACCGGGGCGAACCGCCCTGTATGGGGGGGCGCGCCGTGCTGAACCTGCCGCTCGCCCTGCGCATCGAAAAAAACAAGCTGGTCAGCACCGCGCCCTGGCTGTTGCTGCTCGACGTGACGCTGCCGGACACCACGCACATCCGCCTTGCGCGCAATACCGAAAACGTCACCTACGGCGGCGAGACCTACACCGCGTTTGCCTTCGAACTCGGCGAGCTGCGCGGCGGCGGCGACGGCCGCATCCAGGGCGTGAGCCTGCGCGTGGCGAATCCGTCGCGCGCGCTGCAGCCCTACCTCGAGGAGCACGACGGCCTGATCGGCTGCGCGGTCCGGCTGGCCGTGGTGCATGCCGACAACCTGGCCGAGGACCACAGCGAGCTGACGCTGGACTGGGAAGTGCTGGCCGCGCAACCCGATGCCGACTGGATCAATTTCACGCTGGGCGCTCTGAACCCGCTGCGCCGCCGCTTCCCGCTGTACATGGCCGCGCCGCGCTCGTGCCACTGGATTTTCAAGGGCGCGGAATGCGCCTATGCCGGCAGCGCCACCACCTGCGCGCGCACCCTCGACAACTGCCGCACCCTGGCCAATTCGGCGCGCTTCGGCGGCCGGCCGGGCATTACCGGCGCGCCGCGCTTCGTGACGACATGAACGCCATGGACCCGAATCTCGACCCGCGCCTGGATGACCTGTTTCTCGCCAGCTACGAGGTCGGGGGGCGCGGCCACGGCCGCTTCGATTGTTTCGGCCTGTTCGCCGAAGTGCAGCGCCGCGCCGGGGTTCCGGTCAAGGCCTATGTCACACCGGAGGACTGGGCCGGGCGCGAAGCGGAGATCCTCGCCGGCGCGCAGCAGTGGCTGAAGCTCGACGGGCCGGAACCCTGGTGCGCCGTGGTGTTCCGGGTCGGGCGCTTTGTCGCGCACATGGGTGTGGTGCTGGCCGACGGCGCGCATTTCATCCATGCCGACAAGCATATCGGCATCGCGCGGGCGCGGCTGGACGATGCGCGCTGGGCGCAGCGTATTGCCGGGTATTATCGCCATGTCTGAGCGCGTCAACCCGGTGACGGCCATCGATCCGGTGCGGCTGGTGGTGATCCGCAACCCGTTCGACCGCCGCGAGCGCGACGAGCGGCTGATCGCCGTGCCGTCAGCGCCGACGATCGAGGCGCTGGTCGGCGAATACCTGCCGGCCGGGGTTGGCGAGGGCGTCGAGCTGGTGGTGTCGGTCAATGGCGCCGTGGTGCCGCGCGAGGACTGGGCCGCGCGCACCATCACCGCCGGCGACCAGATGGTGGCGATGCCGGTGGTGCATGGCGGCGGCAAGGGCATCCTCGGCGCGGTGCTGTCGATCGCGCTGATGGTGGTGGCGCCTTACGCCGCCACAGCGCTTTATGCGGCGATGGGCGGCACCTTTGTCATGGCCAGCGCCGGCCTGATGATCAGCGCGCTGTCGATCGGCATTTCGCTGATCGGCTCATCCCTGATCGGCGCGCTGACCGCGCCGGATCAGCCCAGCCTGCCCGGCGGCAGCCAGTCCTACGACGCCTCGCCGTCCTACGCCTGGCAGCCGGTCACCACGCAGCTGCCCGGCGGCGTGGTGGCGCGCGCCTATGGCACCGTCAAGCTGCACGGCAACATCATCGCCGGCTACGTGCAAAACATCGGCGACACCGGCCGCGAGCAGACCGCGCACCTGCTGATCGACCTCGGCCTCGGCCCCGTACACGCCAGCTGCGCGATTTCCGCATCAACGGCCAGCCGCTGAACTATTACAACGGGGTGACGCTGGTCGAGCGCCGCGGCCACCTGAATCAGGACCTGATCCCGGCCTTCGACGACACGCGCCTGACGCGCCCGGTCGGCGCCAAGGTGGTGAATGGCGCGCCGATCACGCGCAATACGATCGGCGACGATTTCGACGCGCTGGAGATCGTGGTGGTCTTCCCGCAGGGCTTGTACTACGCCAACGACGCGGGCGGCATGTCGCCCTTGAGCGTGCGTTACAGCGTGGAGATTTCCGACGACAGCGGCGCCACCTGGCGCCACGTGGCGACCACGATCCGCACCGAGTCGGCGACGGTGATGACTGGCCAGTGGGCGTTTGGCTACTGGAATGAAACCAGTTTCACCCTGCTGGAGGCCGGCAGCTCGACGCCGACCGATCAATATCAGGGCGAATACGGCTCGGGCGGCGGGTATTGGCAGTGGATTTCCATCCCCACCACGGTCTACACCACCTACGACGAAGACATCACCACCACCGGCTCGTCGCCGACGCCGATCCGCAAGACCTACCGCGCCGACAACCTCACGCGCGGCATCGGCTATCAGGTGCGCGTCACCAACCACTCGGCCGACCAGACCAGCAACCGCTATTCGGACGACATGTATCTGGCCGAGATCAATGAAGTGCTGTACGACGATTTCCAGTACCCGCGCACCGTGCTGGTCGGCGTGCGCGCGCTGGCCACCGATCAGCTTTCGGGCGGGCTGCAGTTCGACTGCATCGCCGATGCCGCCATCGTGCGCACCTGGAACGGCAGCGCCTGGGCCAGCGAGTTCTCGGCCAACCCGGCCTGGGTGGCGTGGGACGTGCTGACCCAGCCGGTGTTCGACAACAACCTGGCCGTGCTGCGCTACGACGGCCTCGATCCGTCGCGGCTCGATCTGCCGGCCTTCTACGCCTGGGCGCAGTGGTGCGACGAACCGGTGCCGGTGGCCGGCGGCACCGAGGCGCGCTGCCGCTTCGACGGCATCTTCGACACCGTGGCCACCAATTGGGAATCCGCGCTGGAAGTCGCCGCCGGCGCCCGCGCCGTGCTGCTGATGCGCGGCACCACGGTGACCGTGGTCTGGGACCGCGCCCGCACGCTGCCGGCGCAGGTGTTCAGCACCGGCAACACGCTGGTCGAGAGCTTCCGCGAAACTTNCCTGCCGATGCAGGATCGCGCCAGCGCGGTGGAAGTCGAATTTCTCAACCGCGACGACGACCACGTCCGCGACAAGCTGACGGTCGTCAATGCCGCCGTCACCGAGGCGGCCGCGCAGCGCGTGCAGTTTTCCAATCGCGGCATCCGGCGCGCCTCGCAGGCCTGGCGCGAGGCCATGTGCCGCCTCAAGCGCAACGAGCTGCTGCGCCGCACCGCCGAGCTCGGCGTGGACATCGACGCCCTGGCCTGCACCGTCGGCGACCTGATCTGGGTGCAGGACGATGTCACCCGCTGGGGCCAGGGCGGGCGCATCGTCAGCGGCACCACGACCACGCTGGTGCTGGACAAGTCGGTCACGCTGGACTCGGGCAAGAGTTACGACGTGGTGCTGCGCATGGCCGACGACACCATCGTCACCCGCGCCATCACCACCGCCGCCGGCACCGTCAGCAGCATCGCCGTCGGCAGCGCCTTCCCGGCGACGCCGGCCGCGCATGATGTCTGGGCCATCGGCGAGACCGGCCGCGCCGTCAAGCCCTTCGTGGTGATCGACATCCGCCGCGACGGCGAGCAGCGCGCCACGCTGTCGCTGATCGAATACAACGCCACGCTGTACAACGTCGACCTCAACACGCCGACAGTGCCCACTGCCAACTACGCGCCGACGCTGCTGCCGGCGGTGCGCGACCTGACCATCACTGAAGTCATGGAACGCGCGCTGGACGGCACGATCATGGTGCACCTCGACCTGAGCTGGACGCTGGTCGATGCCGACCGCGCCATCGTCTATGTCGGCGGCGCCGACGTCGGCGAATCGCGCGACGGCCGCTTCCGCTATTACAACGTCACGTCGGGCGAAACCTACACCCTGCAGGTGCGCCCGCAGACGCTGCTGGGCATCCAGGGCGCGCCGGCGCAATGGGCCACCATCACCACCACCGTGGTCGGCAAGCTGGCGCCCCCCGCCACCGTCGCCAGCCTCTCCATCGCCGGCACCGTGCTGTCCTGGCCCGCGGTGGCCGACATCGATCTGGCCGGCTACCAGCTGCGCTTCCACTACGGCCAGAACACCGACTGGGGCAGCGCCACGCCGATGCACATCGGCCTGATCATGGCCTCGCCGTATGACCTGATCACGCGCCCGGCCGGGCCGGTGACGCTGATGCTCAAAGCCGTCGACACCAGCGGCAACGAGTCGCTGGCCTCGGCCAATGTCGCCACCGACCTGGGCGACCCGCCGATCGCCAACGTGGTCGAGACGGTCACCTTCGAGCCGACCTTCCCCGGCACGCTCACCGACTGCAGCGTGGTAGCGAACGAGCTGGTGGCCGATGCGCTGGATTCGCTTTACGGCACCGACCTGCAGGCCTTCTACGGCGCGGACACGGACCCGTTTTATGAAGCCTCGGCCTTTGCCGCGATGACCTTCGAGTCGAACGAGCTGGAGGTGACCGCCGCCCTGGCCGGCTCGATCGCCACGCTGGACATGACCACGCAGGGCACCGATCTCAAAGTGTTCTATCGCTTCGGCGGCCCCGGCTCGCTGTACGGCAGCGGCGCGGATTCGTTCTATGGCGCCGATGCCGATCCATTTTTCGATGCGCCGGGCGAGTGGCAGGCCTGGCCGGGGCAGATCACCGTCGCCAACGACATCTATCAGCTCAAGCTGCAGATCGGCGCCGGCGCGGTGCAGGGCAAGGTCAGCGCGCTGTCGATCATCGTCGATGCGCCGGACATGGTCGAGTCCATCGACGACCTGCCGATCGATGCCGCCGGCACCGCGATCCCCTACACCAAACCGTTCACCGCGATCAAGAACATCGTCGGCCAGCTGCAGGCCAACGGCTCCGGCGCGATCACGATCGAGGTGAACAAAACCGCGCCGCTGGCGCCCACCGTAAAAGCCTACAACAGCGCCCACACCGCCGTGAGTGGCGCTACCGCCGATTTCACCCTGAAAGGATATTGACATGGCCGCGCCCCCCGTACGCACCGAACTTGCCGACACCTACCCGCTGCCGACCAACGCGACCTTTCGCACCGGCATCGGCAAACTGTGGGATTACGTCACGACGCTGCTCGGCGCCAGCGGCACGGCGGCCGATGCGCGTACCGCGCTGGCGGTACTCGGTACAGCCGGCGGGAATATGACCGGCGGCATCAACTCGGCGCGCGGAAATATCACGCAGCACGCGACGACGATGGATTTTTTCGCGGTCACGTCGCCGGATATTCTCGACGGGACAGGCTCGGCGGTCACGATCACCGCTTGCGCGAATGCGCCGCAAGCCGGCGCGGTGCGCAAGTTCTACCCGCTGGTGAATACCATCCTGACCCACGGCGCGACCTTCGACGTTGCTGGGAACGCGAACCTGACCGCTGCCGCGGGGGATTGCTGGATCATCGAGGCAAAGACGACCTCGACCTATCGGGTGGTGGCAGTGAAGGAGGACGGGACGGCAGTAGTAGCCCCCGCCGCGACACCCAGCATCCTTGTTCAAGCCGTCGAAGGCACACCATATACCACCTACGGTAACACGGCAACCAGTATCCCATCCGATAACACCATACCCCAGAACGGAGAGGGCGCAGAGTGGGCCACCGTGACAATCACGCCAACGAACGCGAGCAATAGGCTGCGGATCGAGGCATACATGAGCCAGGTATCTACCTCCGACTTGGCAATGGTCACCGCGGCGCTTTTCCAAGATTCGACTGCCGGCGCATTGGCGGCGGCAACGGTTACCACCACCACGGCGGGCTACATGCTAAACGTTGCCGTTGTGCACGAGATGGCCGCTGGCACAACATCAGCAACCACGTTCAAGCTCCGCGCTGGCGCGAATACCGGGACGCTTTACGTTAATGGCAGTAACACAACCCGCCTCCTTGGCGGAGTTTCCGCGGTTCGTATTCGTGTATCGGAGATCAAGGTATGAAACTAAGTTCAAAAATCTGGAAGGAACTCGGGGCGCTGGCGAAATGATCGTCCACCAGATCACCACCATCGACGAAGGCCAGACCAATCCCAAACGGTCGGCATTCGGCATCACCCTCGCGCTCCGCTGGGGCGATGTCCTGCATCCTCGCGGCCCCGGCCTCAATGCTGACGGACAGTCGCTCTGGTTTCACCCGCCGTACTTCGAGCGCGCCTTGCGCCTGACGCTGCCGATGGCCGTGCCGGTGCTGGCCTGCTGTGTCTGGATGATCGGGCTGGTGCTGCTCGCCGTGCGCGTGGAGGCCTGGGCGCTGCTGGCCCTGCCGAGCTTCCTGCTGATCCCCGGCGCGTGGGCAAGCTGGAATCTGTGGGGCTGGCGCGGCTATGCCGGATGGAAAATCTACGGCGTGGATTCAGACGCCTACAAGCTGTGGCCGGCGCTCGCCCATGAGGCGCACGAAGTCTATCCCGGCTCGCTGGCGATGCAATTCTCTGCCCGACTGGGCATATCCGACTAGGAGCCACCATGGCCGAGCTGACCACCACTGCCGCCAAATCCGCCACCAGCGGCGCGCTGACAGCGGCGACGCTGCCGCTCGACCCGGTCACCATGGCGGTCGGCCTGGTGGCGGCGCTGATCGCGCTGCTGCACATCTCGCCGCCGCCGGGCGAGCACCGCACGCCGCTGCGCGTGTTCGCCCTGGTCGTCAGCAGCGGCTTCCTCGCCGGCGTCTTCGTGCCCGTCGCCGTCGCCGGCGGCGTGGCCTATCTGCCCTGGGTGGCCACCGCCGGCGATCGCGCCATGCAGCTCGCCGCCGCCGCCGTGATCGGCGCCCTGCCGCACATCGCGCCGCTGCTCTGGAGGCTGTGGCGCGAGGCGAAAGGCGGTGTGCAATGAACAGCCTGCCGCTGACGCTGGTCGCGCTGGCCCTGGCGGCCGTCATCGTCGCGCGCGTTATTTGCGTGGTGTATCAGACCAGCGCCGCGCGCCACCGGCATACGCTGCTGTTCCTCGGCTTCGGCTACAGCTACGTCACGCTCGGCGCCGGCGCGATCTTCGGCGCCGTGGCGCTGACCGCCCGGCCGGATCTGTGCGCGCTGGCCCTGTGGCTGCTGCTGGCCGGCAGCTGCGGCCTGATCCTCTTCGACCGCCGCGCCGCGCGCTGCTGGACGGCCACCGCCTGCCCCATCGACAAGGATCAATGACATGATCACGCTCGACGACTACTGGATGGGCCGCGACCAGGCCCACGCCGCCGACCTCACCGACGCCATCACCGAACACGCCACGCTGCTGCTCGGCCGCGTGAACCTGCTGCTGTCCTGGGCCGTGGCCGACCACGTGCAGCCCGCACTCGACGCCCGCACCGGCACCCACGTCGCCAGCGGCTGGCGCCCGCCCGGCGTCAATGCTGCCACCGCCAATGCCGCCGCCGCCAGCCGCCACCTCACCGGCCAGGCCATCGACCTGCGCGACCACGGCAC